GGCCGTTAAGAGCCTCCACACACTAAAGGCGTGGCCCAATAGAGTACTTTTAAAATGGAACCGTGGAAGAACAGCACAATAATTTAACCCTGCTTGCATAGCCTTTTCAATATCGTCAGCCACCACCCCAACATGCCAAGCCTGAAAATATTCAGGGTTATCAAAACTGTGTGCCCATATATTAACTAGGAATTCATGGAATGACCCTACCTTGGCCTTTCCAGATGTTAATAATCCTGTTGCTAGTCTATCAAATGCGTCATTAAATGTAGTTATCTCTTCTTTCATGAAAGGGACGGCTCCTCAGTTTGTATCAATGCCTTTAATCGCCCTGCCACCCGTTTCAATAAGTCCTCATCATTAAGTTCTTCCACTAAGACACTTAACACATTCTGTACAAACTGAAGATTTACCATGCCTTTAATGACTTCCCGCTCTCCTTTTATCCCCATATCGAGGGCTTTAGCAGCATCAGATGCTTTATCAAAATTTAAGTGTTCTAACTCATGCCCTGCTTTATGCCGCAGAGATTCATATGTATCTAGATGCTCCTGTTGGGTTCTTGCGAATCGTTGGCCCTCGCTTTCCTTTATCTTATTAATAGCCTCGATACGAACTTCTACCTGTTGAGTTCCCCACTCTCCTTCCCTCGCCCATAAATAAATAGTGGATGGCTTCACCTCAACGGCGAAGTCATCCCACAACATCTCGGAAATCTCTCTAGCAGATTTATCACCTTTAATGTATAATCCTAAAGCCCTCTCCTTTATTTCAGGAGGGAATTGTTTTGGCATTCTAATACTCCCTAATATCGGGGGGACTTAAGCCCCTTCTTGGTGCCCTATCATCCTGCCCCCAGTTAGCGGGGATATCAAATGAAGGGTCTTCCATATGCTGAGATTCAATGCTGCCACCATAAGGACTTCCATCCGACTGCAACAAACCAGCAAAACTCATGTTCCCTGTTTTCCTTACCGCAGAAGTGAAGCATTCAGGGTTACCCTTGAGATATTTCAACCCAATCTCTTGACGAGTACACAACCCTCTCCACACCCCTGCATCTTTGCCAATAGGTTGGTACCCACGTTTATCCAACAGCTTACCAGTTGTGCGTTGCGTATCTTCAACTTGGGTATTATATTTACACCCAAAATAGTCGCACCAAACCACTACCCCATACTGCTTTTTAAACTCTTGGACTGTCATCCCCTCAGGTAGTTTATCAACATACTCTACACTAGTCTCGGTCTTCCCTTTCATATAAAATACTACACTCATATTATCTCCTCTGCCAATTCAATTGCCAATTCCATATACCATTTTTTACACCACAAAGCTACACAAGCTGCGTCAGCCCAATCCTGTTCTGCAAACTGAGTATTCCAAAACTTATTTGCATACTCTAAAATATCGCTTTTCGTTGCATTTCCATTTCCCACCGTAACTTTCTTCCATGTCTTATTTTGCACTAATATACTATTCAAGCCATGTAAAGAGCAGATAAACTTTGTAGCGTACACTACAGAAGCAATCTGCATCGTGGTTCGGGGGTTCTGAATAAAAATGGGGGCTTCGACAGCCACCCATAAAGACGGATACCTTTCTACTATTATACCCAGTTCTTCATAAAAATTAGTTAAAAAAGCCACGAATCTGGCATCAAAATCCTTAATTGGGGAAGTCCATTTTATAGTTTCTTGCAAGACCCCATCATGATTAATGATACTGCCGTGAACAGCTTTACTAGAACAATCCAACCCTAGATAATACTTATCCATAACTAACCCCTGGAGAGATACGGAGAGCTACAATCCTTGAGACTGTATGATACGCAGAAGTATAAGCACTAAGAATACCAGACATTTTGACGTAGGTAGCTTCTTGCTCAATAATTTCCCGACTCAACTCTCGTAACTGGGGGTAGTTAGTTAATGCCGCCCCACGAACCTCATCTCTAGTCAGCTTCTTCCTACCCTCTGATTCCCTATCCTCTGCCATTTTATACCCAGCAGTCGCATACCCCTCATCAAACGCTGCTTTTAAAGCATTCTTCCCAGCCTCAATATCTGCTACCCTAGACTCTAAATATGCTTTATACCCACCATATAAGGTTAAAAACTCTTCTAACGTTTTTGAATCAGCATTCATCAGGTTTGCAAATTCTAGGTTGGGCTGCTCACTTAAATCCGTCTTAAACGGGGGAACCATTAAGTCATCTATAACTCTATTCGCTTTCCCCAATGCTTTCATTGGTGTCCACTTCTCTACCATCTTCACCCTCCTTATAGTTCCTACAAGCACACCACGATGGCCCAGTACAGCTATCTGGTATTGCTACCGCTTCCTGTATTTTAGCACACCTATTGACTAAAGTATTCCACTCTTTAGCACTTCGGGGTACTTTGAATGCTTTCAACTTCTGGTCATTCTTATTTTCATACAATACAATCCCGTAGGCTTTGTCCAATAGCTGCAAATAAATCTGTAGTTGTATTGCATGTTCTGGTTTAGGCTTACTGTATAAGTTCTTAAACCCTTTATCATTAATGGATTTAAGCTCTAACACAATCTCCTCATGCTCCTCATGGGCAAGCAAGAAGTCTGCTCGTCCTGAAATAGGGGGGTTGTCACATTTAAGGGGAATTTCCCGCCCCTTTAAAATCCCCATTTGTTCAAAGTATTTCGTCATCCTATCTTCTAAAGAAGACCCAGTGTCAAAAATCCGTTGGGTTCCGCTACTAATCACTTGCTGAGGTAGAACACCCCTATATGCTAGGTACAAATACCTATCACACTCATTCCCTAACATAGAGGGGTAAAAGACTCCAATTCGACTACTTCTTTGTTCAGACCCCAAGGTATCCTCAAACATTTTAAGGAGCCATTTATCTTGATTGGATGTGCGGCTACGAGTTTTGGTTTCTACTCGTTGGTTAAGTTGTTTAATGCCTGCCATAATGTCTCCTTTATTCCTTGTTTAGTAGTATCTTTAATGTGTAAAATATTTTCTATCCCAAAGACTCGCATTATTTCAGAATCCCTATACGCATCCCTCTTTCCCAAATGCCCATACACCCCATCCGCTTCAATGACAAGACCTAATTCGGGCACAAAGAAGTCAGCTGTAAACTGGTTTATGGGCACCTGTTGGTCATACCGCAGACCGAATTCCGATAATTGGTCTGCAATAAGGTTTTCTTGTTTAGTATAATCTCTAGGTAACACAGGCTTTTAACTTCGCAAGTAAATTAGCATCTTTAAGAAATTGGTCTTTCAGCCCATTCATACCCATAGCTTTCGTTCCGTCATAATCATACCACGGGCCTTTCTGAATAATCAACTTCTGTTGTATGGCTTCTCTAATATAGCTTTCTAAGATGTCTATTCCACCATCCACCCTAAAAGGCACCACGGCATTACTCCAGTTCTCTCCCCCCACTTTACTTTTACGTAATCTGACTTCCATATCAAACCCAACCTTATTTCCCTTACCCTCTTCAATCCACCCAGACCTTCTAACCTGAAGCAAGAAGTGAGCAAAGAATCCTTGGGCTAACCCTCCAGGCATAGTGTCTAGGGCTACAGGGCCAATACTTGACCGTACTTGATTGATAGCAATGAATGCTGACCCAGATTTTAAATTGGGTAGAAGTCTGGGGAGGGCGGAATTTACAAACCTAGCTTGCCAGGCCATTGGACTAAACTCAAACCCTTTTTCATTGTCTTGCACATCTGATGGAACCAACCCCGCAATCGAATCCAAAACAATGATGTCTACTCCTGCCCTCATAAGTTCTTTAGCTGTCCCTAAAGCCTCTTCCCCACTAGTAGGCTGCGATACCATTATACGTTCAGCATCTATACCACACTTTTCCACCCATGCGGAATCCCAGGATAGTTCTGTGTCTATCCATGCGGCAGTTCCCCCGTCTCGTTGAACATTTGCCACCACCTGGGAAGCAAGATAGGACTTCCCTACATTTGTAGGCCCATACATAATGGTCATACGTTTCTTAGGTATGCCCCCACCAGTAAGTTTATCTAGTGCAGGAATGCCAAAGGGAATCCGTGTGTAATTAAAGACATCACTATTCCCCTTTTGTAAGTTTAGTTTTTTATCCCCCAATAATTGGGCAATTACTTCATCAGCCGTGTCTTTCATTTTTTGTCTCTTCCTCCTTACACAATTCAGCCATAGCAAAACATATGGACGCTAATTGAATATAATGAGCATACCCATATAAATGAGCATCCCAGGATGTGTCTTGCCTTTCTCGTTCTTCTAAGACATCCTCTAATACTCTAGCTCTTGCTACTTCACTCATGCTGTACTGCCAGCGTCTAAGACAGTCTCAATCTTTTCATCTACCGCTTCCCTAACCACTGTCCATACTTGGTCTAGGGTCTTAGATGCTTCATTCATCTGGTCTTTCACAGATACTTCAGTATCTATATCCCTAACATCCACATCAATACGGCTGTACTGATTCGTCTCTAGAGGCCCGACCCTAAACGTAAACCCTAAATGCACACTTACTTTAGCCATTAAACTCCCCCTTCTTTTGTACTAGAAACCATACTTGTTGTTTATACCCTTTATGGGGTCTATGAACCGCTCGACCATCTTCACCATAATGGCGTTCTACGTGCCCTAACTGCTCTAACTCGGGCATCCGCCTAAACACCTGTTCCCGTCCTAATCCAGAAAGGTCAGCCAGTTCCCCATTAATCAACCCACCAGATGACTTTTGAATTACTCCCAATAACAATGCCTGTTGCCCAACTTTCCCTTCTGCCTTAGTTACTTGTGTGTTAGCTTCCGTTGATGTGAAGGAAGTTAACCACTTCCTAATACCACTTACCATATCTATCCTCCTTACTCCCAATCTATAGCTTCTTCTAGTGTAACAGCTTTAGGTATATCAGTCAAGTACTTCTTAGTGGCCCACGAAGGGTCACATACCTCAACGTCAACCTTGAGGGGAATCCCCAAACTATTCTCCTCTAATATTTCTTGGATTGCTGATGGAACGCTGTGTATTTCATCATCAGGGATTTCACAAATGATTTCATCATGGACTTGAAGTAAGATGTGAGATTTTGTATCTTTAAGATATTCATGTATTTTAATTATCCTTTCATTTATAATATCGGCACTCGTGCCTTGTACTAAGTAATTAACCCCTTTATAGGCTAAATCAGCTGGTATTTTATAGACCCTACCATACCGATTCTTAACCCAACCCCGTGCCACCACTGTGCGGGAGACTTTATCTATAAAGGACTTTGACCCAGATATGCCAGCAAAGTACTTCTTTTTGTATTGAAATGCTTCTTTCTCAGACACATTCAATTGATTAGCAAGCCTGGCCTTCCCTATACCA